AGGTCTCCGTGATTGGTTTGGTAAATCCAAATCAAAAGATGGTAAAGGTGGTTGGGTTAATGTTGTAACTGGTGGCACTTGTGCGAGTGATGAACCTGGCGAAGGAACTCCAAAATGTGTCTCCTCTGCAAAGAGAGCAAGTATGACACCAGCAGAAAGACGATCTGCTGCAAGAAGAAAAAAGACAGCAGATCCTGGACAGCAACAAAAGACAGGTGCTGCAAAGCCAACTTATGTGTCCACAGATTCCCCCAAAAAGAAAACACGTAAGGAAGAAATAAATTTATCTGATTATTTTGAACTAGTAAATGATATGGTTTTGACTCATAAGGCAGGAAAAAATTCAGAGAATAATTTGATGGAAAAAAATAATTGCAATCATACCAAAGAAGGTACTAATTGTCCATGCCACGGAAAAAAGAGGTGTCCTGTAGTGTTAGAGTCAAAAGACCACGAATATTCTATGGTTCGTTCAGAACTTTCAACAATCATTAATGCCGCTAAAAGACTTAAATCCAAAATGGCAAAAGGTGAGGGTAATGTAGAGGCATGGGTGCAATCAAAAATTACGAAAGCTGCCGATTACCTAGATAGTGCAGCAGATTACGTTGACAGTGGAGAGATGAACGAAGAGTCTGACAAAAAAGGTAAAGGTAGTGGCACAAAAGATGCTTGCTATCATAAGGTTAAGTCAAGATATAGTGTCTGGCCCTCTGCATATGCCTCTGGAGCATTGGTAAAGTGCCGTAAGGTAGGTGCCGCCAACTGGGGCAATAAATCAGAATCCATAACTATTGATGATATTAATGGCAACCCCTCTTTCGAAGTTACTGATCTTATTCAAGCAGATTCATTAAAATCAACAAAAAGTGTTATAGATAAAATTCTTGATGAAGCAGGTAAGAAGTGTTGGCCTGGTTATGAAAAAAAAGGAACTCAAACTTTGTTTGGCAAAAAATATAATCGTTGCGTAAAAAAAGAAGAAGTTGAAAATTTAGATGAAGCAGTTCGTATTCCAACGCAAGTCGGAAATATTATCCTTGTTACTTTAAATTGGAAAGGAAAGTATTATGCGATGAAAATATTCTTCCCACAAATCAAACTTCCAACTCGTAAGGAAATTAATGACGAACTTCAAAAAGTTTATCCTGGATCTATTGTAGTTCATCATACTGTATCAGAAATTCAACCTGGACAACCACTAGTTCAACCAGTTGGACCTCAAGGTAGGAGTTTTGCAAGTCCAGGTCCTTCAAAAAAATATGTAAAACCATATGGTGAACAGATTGAGTATGAAGAGGTTAAAGAAGATTGGCAATCAGTAAATCGCAAAGATAAAACTGCTGGATTAAGTCAAAAGGCTGTAGATGCATATCGTCGTGAAAATCCAGGTTCAAAACTTCAAACTGCAGTAACTGAAAAAAATCCAACAGGTAAAAGAGCATCTCGTCGCAAATCATTCTGTAGTAGAATGAAAGGAATGAAATCTAAACTTACTTCAGCAAAAACTGCAAGAGATCCGGATAGCAATATTAATAAAGCACTCCGTCGTTGGAATTGTAATTAATAATTACATTTTATTATGATTGATAATGTTTATCTTGGTAACCCAAATCTTAAAAAAGCAAATACACCTATTGAGTTTACTCAAGAACAAATCAAAGAATTTATTAAGTGTAAAGATGACCCAGTGTATTTTGCAGATAATTATGTGAAGATTGTTTCTCTTGATGAGGGATTGGTTCAGTTTCATCCATATTCGTTTCAAGAAAAATTAATTAAAAATTTTCATAAACATCGATTTAATATATGTAAAATGCCACGACAGACTGGGAAGTCTACGACTGTGGTAACTTTCTTACTACATTATGCTGTATTCAATGATAATGTAAATATAGGCATACTTGCAAACAAAGCAGCAACTGCAAGAGAACTTTTAGATCGTTTGCAAACTGCATACGAAAACCTCCCAAAATGGATGCAGCAAGGTATCATTGCTTGGAATAAAGGTTCTCTTGAACTTGAGAATGGAAGTAAAATCTTAGCTGCTTCTACTTCTGCTTCCGCAGTTCGTGGTATGTCTTTTAACATTATCTTTTTAGATGAATTTGCGTTTGTTCCAAATCATATTGCCGATGAATTCTTCAGTTCAGTTTATCCTACAATTTCTTCGGGCAAATCAACAAAGGTAATCATTGTTTCTACACCAAAGGGTATGAATCACTTCTATCGAATGTGGCACGATGCTGAAAGAGGTAGAAGTGAATTTATTACAACAGATGTTCATTGGTCAGAAGTGCCTGGCAGAGATGCAAAATGGAAAGAACAAACAATTGCAAACACATCAGAGCAACAATTTAAGGTTGAGTTTGAGTGTGAATTCTTAGGTTCTATTGATACTCTTATCAGTGTTACAAAATTAAGAAACTTAATTTATAATGAACCACTTAAAAAAAATAAAGGTTTATCAATTTACGAGGAACCAAAAGAAGATAATAGTTATTTGATGACTGTTGATGTAGCTCGTGGAATTGGAAACGATTACTCTGCATTTGTAGTTTATGATATTACAACTATACCGTATAAAGTTGTAGCAGTTTACAGAAACAACGAAATAAAACCAATGCTTTTCCCTAATATTATTTTGGAAATGGCAAAATCATATAATAAAGCATATATTCTCGTGGAGGTAAATGATATTGGAGATCAAGTAGCATCAATTTTACATTATGATCTTGAATACGAAAATGTTTTAATGTGTTCAATGAGAGGTCGCGCTGGGCAAATTGTTGGAGCTGGATTTTCTGGAAAAAGATCGCAACTTGGCGTGAGAATGACCAAAGCAGTAAAAAAACTTGGTTGTTCTAATCTAAAACTCTTAATTGAAGATGATAAACTTCTTACTTATGATTATGATATCATTAGTGAGTTAACTACATTTACTCAAAAAAATCAATCTTTTGAAGCAGAAGAAGGTTGTAATGATGACTTAGCAATGTGTCTTGTAATCTTTTCTTGGTTAGTTGCACAAGATTATTTTAAAGAAATGACGGACAATGATATTCGCAAAAGAATTTATGAGGAGCAAAAAAATCAAATTGAACAGGATATGGCACCTTTTGGATTTATTTTAAATGGAGTAAATGATGAAACAGAATTTGTTGATAAAGATGGTGATAGGTGGTTTGTTGATGAATATGGTGATAGAAACTATATGTGGGATTACATGTAATGGATGTAAACGAGCACTTTGAGTTAGAACATTTATATCTTACAGAAAGAGTTTGTAAAGTTTGTGGTCAGAGAAAGGATTTAATTGATGGATTCTATCTGTCAAGAAAAAATAGATATCAACCATCAGCATATTCTTATGAATGTAAAGAATGTACAATTAAAAGAATATCAATGAATAGAAAGAATGCAAATAAACAGCTTGAGTGGATATATCCTGATTGGTAAATGTTCGTGCATTGTTTCGGCGGTTGAAAGAAAACCTTTTTATAAATAATTTTTAGAGAATTTGAGACTTCTTCGGAGAAAAAAATGGCAGTAGCTCTTGTTTCACCTGGAGTATTGGTCAGAGAGGTTGATCTGACCGTAGGGAGAGCAGATAATTTTGGAGTGAGTGCTGGCGGAATTGCTGGACCATTCCAACAAGGACCTGTTAACTTTCCAGTAACAATTACTAATGAGCAAGAATTGCTCTCAGTATTTGGTAAACCACTTTCAACCGACAATCAATACGAATATTGGTTGTCCGCATCATCTTTCCTTTCTTACACGGGTATTCTGCAAGTTGTAAGAACAGACGGGAGTAGTTTAAATAACGCAAATGTTGGAGTTGGTATTGCCAATACAACCAGTGCAAAAATTAAAAATTATGACGATTATGTTCAGAATTATGAAGATGCAACAAACTTCTATTATGCAGCTAAGAATCCAGGAAAATGGGCAAATAATCTGAAAGTTTGTTATATTGATGACTTTGCAGATCAACAACTTGGTATTACTACAACTAATCTAGGAAATCTTGGAGTTATCGTTGGCAATGGTGTCACTACTAATTTAACAAATGTTGTTCTTCCAGGAACAGGAACAACTTCACTATTCACTGGATATTTAAAAGGAATTATCACTGGTGTTACCACAGATACAGCAGGTGGAAATAGTTCTTTCACCGTAAAAGTTCTTTCCAGAGTTTCAAGTGGGGGAACTGAAACCAGCGTTTCTTATAGAGAAGGAAGCAACTTTGAATTCAAGACCACAAGAACTGTAAGTTTTGTTCAGCAAAATACCGGTATTGTTACAACTGTAGGAGCAACTCTAGTTCAGGCTGAAGATTGGTATAGTGGACAGACTTTAGGACTAACAAATGGCACAATTTTCTGGAAATCAATCGCAGATAAACCAGCAACTAATCAATATGTAAGTGATAGATCTGGTAAAGCAGATTCACTTCACATTGTAGTTGTGGATGATAATGGAGATGTAACTGGAATTAAAGGAAATATTCTCGAAAGACATACAAATCTCTCGAAAGCAAAAGACGCCGTTTCCTCTGCAAATGCTCCACAAAAAATTTACTATAAGGATTATCTAGCAGTTGAGTCCGCATATTTATTTGCAGGTCATAGCCCATCAAATGCAAACGATGCTTTTCATGGAACTTTTCCTGTGGCAAGTGGATATGAAGGAAGTCCTGACACATATAATGTTTTAGAGTTGTCAGATGGTCTTTGGAGTCAAAATGCACAAGGAGTGTCATTTAGTTTAATTG